TTTCCGCTGGATCAAAAGCGTCTCGCCGGGCTGCGGATCAAGCTCTTCGAGTTTCGTTCGCAGCACCTTGTAGAAAGCCCAAACCGCGAGACGTGTTCCGGCTTCGTTCTCGATGATCGCGATGCGGTGCGACTCGCCTCTTTTCGTGTGGCCCGAACTCCAACACACGAAGGTGCCGACGAGTTCATCGCCGGGCTCGGCGTACCATGCGGCGGGAATCTCTACCGAATCGGCCTCGGCGCGTTCGCGTAGGCGAGAAACGGCGTCGTTTTGTCGTTGCGCAAACGACGCCTCTGTTCCGTTTTGCCCTTGTGCGGTACTCTCCGCTTGAGGGCGCTCTGATTTAGTCATCGGTTCGGTCCTTCTGCAAGAACCCGGGCGACGTGGCAGCGTCGGTCCGGGTTCGCTCGTTTAGGGGCTAGCCATTGGCAGCCACCCGTTCAGGTTTATGCGCGTTATGCGTTTTACCGGCCTTCCGTCCACGCTTTACGGGACGGAGCCGGAGAGCAGCCGCGAAGCTCGTTTTCAATTCTTCGCTCACGTTTTGCAGGGCAACCTGAGCCATGACTATTTGTCCGGGCACGTCGAGCAGACTGCGGAGCAGTACCCTGCCCTCCTCGGGAGTCTCAGCGAGGAGAACGTCGGTTCCGTTCTGCCCAAGTCGGTAGACGAAGAGTTGGGCGGAAGCCCAATCTTTCCCGAGCGCCCGAAGTTTCGGCTGTACCTTTCGCAAGCACTGGAGCGATGCACCCTGAGCCCGCGCCAGGGATATGGTGCCGAGAGACGCCACGTCCCGAAGGTCGTAGCGGGCGAAGTGGCCCTGCCCCTTCCCAAACGAGGTGGGCTGAATCACGCCAGTGCGCGCATACCGGCGCACCGTATAGGGCTGAACCACAGCGTCGGGGTCGATGGTGCGAGCGATGTTGGTCGCTAGCTGGGCCGCACGGTTCGTGCTCACGCACCCGTCGCCATCTAGACCCGTGTTCGCGGTTCTTCCCACGCTCTACCCCCCCGGAGATAAAAGTACCCCAGCCAGCCCCAAGTGTACTACAGCGATTCGGGGCCGCCACCACCCACACCCGAGGAAACAATAAATGCTTACAGGCACTTAGTGGCCGGGATGCGACCGGGTGTGAGGGCTACTCGAACAGCGGGGGAACAGCGTAAAAAGCTAAACGACTCCGTTGTGCTCTTAACGAATCCGTTTAGTCTTAAACGACTCCGTTTAGCTTAGGTGCCTTGGGGTCGCCCGGTTCGAGGCGTCTCCGACAGAGCGGGAAAGCTCCCGCCCTCCGGCTCAAGCTCTTGTTCGAGGTAGTTCAGTTCGCGTTCGAGAGCGCGGTCGAATAGCTGAGAGAGCGACTTGATGTCGCCGTGCTTCTTGTAAAGCGCGTAGGCCAGAGCACCACGAGCACGCTCCACAAGGTCGCGCCGCAGGTGAAGCGTCACCCGTGCGTGATCGACTTTCTTCTTTCGCGTCTTCTTGGCGGTCTCCAGCAAAACCGCCGCAGGCTCGACGCTAGAGGGCGATACGCCCTGCTCTTCCTCGTCTTGCCGGGCTTTTCGCATCAACCCCATGGCTTCCTTGAGGTTCGCGTCCGATCGTTTCCGGGCCACTTAGTCTGCCTCCTGCTCTGCGATAATCGCGTCGATGGCATCGACCACGGCGCGAAACTCCTTCGTCGTATCTCCAGTAGGATCGAATTCGCAGCACGCCATACCTGCTAGAACCGCCTCCGCTGCCACGATTCGGGCGTTTACGCTGGGGAGCACCAGGGCCCCAGCGGGCTCTCCTGCTTCCTTCAAAGCCTCGGGAAGCATCTTCCCCAGCCGAGTTCTGGGCAGGTTCGCAGACGGTGCGAAGCAGATCGTGCAATCGTCGCGCCCTCGCGCGCCCACCACAGCCACTTCGAGAGCATCCAACGCAGCCGCCGTATCGAGCGGCGAAGGCCGCACGGGAATCACGATCACGTTGGCGATGACCGCAGCTTGTAGAGCCATCGGATCGAACCCGGGAGCGCAGTCCAGCACCACGCGGCTATAGGCTCCTGCCCGGTGCTTCACGAGTTCGCGGAACGCTTGCCCCTGCTGAACTTCCGGGGCTTCCACGATTCGGGACAAGACGCCGCTTCCAAGGTTTGCCCACTCGACGAGCGTCTTCTGTGGATCGCAGTCGAGAAGCGCCGTTGGGAAACCGCGAAGCGTCCACTCTGCTGCGATGTTGGCGGCAAGAGTGCTCGAACCAGACCCGCCCTTACGCTTCAGCAACGCAATGATCGCCATGGCCACACCCTCCTGTGAACCGGAAGCTAGGCAAAACGGTGCCGTTTCTGCCAACAAGAAACGAAGTGCGGTGCACAACGACAAAACGGTGCGAACCGCAAAAGGGTTAAACGGCGTCGTTGTGTCGTTGTGTCTCGGAAGGGCAGGGCAGTTAGAGCAAGCCCTTTGCGGCGTGGTCTTTCCAAGCGTCCTGCTTCTGGACGTAACCCGCAGCGGTCTCGATACGCTTCCAGCCGCCGAGGTTCGCAATCGCTTGAAGGGAAGCACCGCGTTCACTCGAAGAGGTGGCGACACCAGACCGCAGGCTGTGGCCAGCAAAGTCGGAAGGTGAAAGCCCGGGAACCTTCGTCGCGTACTTCTTCACGATGCGAGCCACCATCCCGGCGGATAGGGAAGGGCGCACCTTTCCGCTTCGATCCACACTGCGAAAGACCGGGCCCTCGGTAATGCCCGCAGCTTCGAGCCACACAGCCAGCGCCTTAGCCGGGCAGGTTTCCTCTCGCCCGAAGAGCACCGGACGCAGCATGCCTTCGCCGGTCTGGTCGGTCTTGCTCTTGCGGATAAGCACCAGGAGCCCGCTCGGGGTGAGTTCGAGGTCCTCGACCTGCAACGCCACAAGCTCGGATCGACGCATCGCCGAGGCGAAGCCAAACAAGAGCAGCGCAGCATCACGCTTTCCCGAGACTGTGGACCGGTCAACGTGGGCCAGCATCGCCGCAATCCGCTCCACCGTGGCCGGAGCCTTCTTCTCGGGGCGCGTTCCAAGCGTCTTGCGAGCGGCCTTCATGGCCTCGCGCACCCTCGGATGCCCGGTCGGGCTCTCAAGGTCGGCGGTCTCGTGGAGCTTTCTGATCGCAGCCAGCCGCTGAGTGATGGTCGAGGGCTTCCTGCCTGCCGCAGCCAGATCGGCCACGTAGCCTTCGAGGGTCTTCGGGGAAGCGGGCAGGGCGGAGTAGCCGAAACCCTCGCACCACCGGGCGAAGTGCTTGGCCGCTGATCGGTAGGCCCGAGCCGTGTTGGCGTTCTGGCCTCGTGTAAGCAGATCGGCGACCGCCTCCCGGTGCGACTGCACCAGGACGTTGGCCTCGGGGCTGGGCTCTGTGAGAGCGGGGCTACTGCTGGGCTCGAAGGTCTGGCTCACGTTTAGGTCCCTTTCGGTGTGTCGATAATGAGAGGTTATCGCCACCTCATAATAGGCAAAACGACGCCGTTTAGCTACTTTGGCCGGTAAGCCGCTGGGGCAGGGAAGGGCCCCCCGCACCCGGGGCACCCCCCTGTGAGGGAGCGCGCGTCGGAACTCTATACACAGTGTTTTGGACAGCCGATCCCCACTTTTCAAACTTCCGGGTTGGGACCCCTATCCGCTCCAGAATTTTTCAAAAAACGTGTGGGACCCCTATCGAGCCTCAAAAATTTTCCCCAAAAATCCGCACACCGGGGCCCCCCAATACTGCCCACAGGGATGCGATCGGAGGCCCCCACCCCCCAGAGTTCAGGTGATCGAGAAGGGTCCCATCTGGGCGCATATTGAGGGCTCTGGGTTACGTCACGAGGAGGCAATCGCATGCAAGGACAACTCGCACTCACCTCAAAGCAGGAGGGCTTCGCCCTGCTGGTGTCGGAGGTAGACCCGCTCGGGAAACGGGTTAGGAACCTCAGCGACTCCTACCGGCAGGCGTACCGCGCTGAGGGCATGACCGCGAAGTCCGTCCACGAGGCGGCCTCAAGGCTTCGCCATGACCGCAAGATCGCAGCAAGGATCGAGGCCCTTTCAGCCGAAAACGAGGCTCTCAGGCAGGAAAACGCGGCCTACACGCTCGAAAAGGGAGCGGAGTGGATCGTCGCGAAACTCTGGGAAATCGCTGATGACCAGGACATGGGCGGTTCTGTTCGGGTCCGGTCGCTCTTTCTCCTCGGGAAAGACATGGGGATGTTCGGGCCAGAGTGCGGGGTCTGCCGTGATCGGGAGCGAGTAGGGCGTCTCGACGAGGAAGAGTGCCGAGCGGAACTGGAGACCCTGTTGACCCGGATAATCGAGGACGCTTCAAGCGTATCCGCCTAGTTGTTCTCCCACGGCTTGGGGTCCCTGTTGATCCCGAGACGTTCGTCGAGTTCCCGGGCCGCGTCCTTCAACTGCTGTTGGAGGGTCTCGGCGTTGATAGAGCCGCTGATCTCGTGGCGATTCGGAGCGGGCCACACCCGGTCGAGAACTAGCTTCATGGCTTGGAGGTTTCCGGAGACGGCTGTGGTGAAGAGCTTTCGCACCAGGGCCTCGCCCTTCGTCTGGTCCCCGTCTACTTCCGCCAGCACCTCGTGAAAGAGAGCGTCGAGACCTTTGGGTCGGCCTCCCGGGTTACCGGATTGCCCGGCCTGAAAGCGAGTCGCCTCGCCAATCGTGTTGCCTACCTCGAACTTGGCCACAGTAGACCCCCTCCTATGCGCCTGATCTTCACCCCACAGAGGGTGAAGTTTAGCAAAACGGTTCCGTTTAAGGGGCTCTAGATGCTCTGTATTCGAGTTGGTCAGGTTGGTCAAGTTGATCGTTTTTCAGGAAAGTTCCTACACGCGCACGCGGGTAGAGAGTTTCTGGAAACAGCCCAAACATGACCAACCCGACATGCCCCCCCTGTGGGCGGAAGGAAACGCGAGCGATCGAACCCGGCGCTAGCTGCTGTTCACGCCGTCGCGTTACCCGTTGTTCACACCCTCCCAGCAGTACCTCCGATGTGGTGGTGCTGCCTCCGTTTAGGGCAAGTAACTAGAGCGACACCGGGATGCGCGTCACCACGGTCTAGGCACTGCCGGGAAGTACCTCCGCTGACCCCCCCCTGTGGTCAGAACGGTGTGGGGTCCTCCGGCACGTCGAGGCCGATGCGAACCCGCCCGAGTCCGCCCCGTCGTTCGCTGCGGAATCCACGGGCTTCGAGAGAGCGCCCCAGCTTCGTGTTCGATGCGGGCTGGTGGCCGTTCTCCTTGCACCAGTTTTCGTAGGCGGGACGCAGCCTCCGGTTCGGCACCAAACGCTGAGCTCCGAGGACGCAACACTCCTCGAGGAAGGCACCAATGATGTCTTCCTCCCCGCGATACTCCGCCGTGGCCAGGACCACCTGCCGGGGCTCAGCGAGTCCGGTGGCCTTCCACATCGAGTGCCCCCGAACGATCCACGCAAAGATCCCCTCGGCCTCGGCCCTGAGCTTTTCCTTTAGGGCGAGATCACGGTCTTCGCCCTCGAATCGAACTTTCCACGGGATCAACCGCAGCCGTCGCCAGATACCGTCGTCGGTCCCTTTGACTTCCGGCTTGTGGTTGGAGGTGAGCCAAAACTTCGCGTCGGGCTCAAACTCGAACCAACCTTTGTAGAGGTGGCGTGCTGGCATCCGTTCACCGCTGGCTAGCGACTTGATGCGGGCCTCGCTGAGTCTCTTTCCTTCGTCCGTTTCCATCACAGTGCAGAAGCGAACGCTCGGGAGCTTCGCGAGGTCGTTCGGGATCGAGTCGAACTTCTCGACGAGCAGCGTGGTGGGTGGCAGGGCCATCGAGTAGTCGCCCAGGATGTGGGCGATTGTTTCCATGGCGGTGCTCTTCCCGTTAGCGCCCCCGCCTTGATTGATGAAGACGCACTCCTCCGAGGTGTCCCCTGTTATCGAGTAGCCGATAGCCCGTTGCAGAAACTTCCTCATCTCTTCGTCGGGCTGAGTTTCTCGCAGGAACTTTTCCCAGAGCGGGCACTCAGCGTGTGGGTTGTACTCGACCGGAACCACACGAGTGAGGAGTTCGCTGCGGTCGCGGGCTTCGAGAACCCCCGTGTCTAGGTTAAGCACGCCGTTTTTTACGTTGACGCAGTTTTTCCGGGTGTCGAACTGCTCTACCCGCACTGCGAAGTGCGGATCGGTTCCGGCGATCGAGACCACGCTTTTCATCACGTTCCAGCGCCGTGATGCTTTGGCCATTTTTTCCAGCTTCGCCCGTTCTTTCTCGTCCGGTTCGTCCGCCAAGTCTCGGTAGAGAGACTGGATGACAGTGCGCGCAGCGTGAACCGTCTTCTGTGTTTCGTCGAGGGCCCAACGCAGTCCGTCGTGGGCATACCACTGATGGTTCTCTGCGCAGTACCGATACGAATCGCGCTCCTCTCTCAAGAAACGGAGTGCGAGCCCGTCCTCCGTGTTGTCCTCGAGAGGGCTCTCAACGACGGGGAAAGTCTCCTGCACCGTCGCCAAAGCGAGCGCATCGACACGTTGCTGCGACACTTCGGCGCGCTCGTCCTTGCGAGCTTCGTTCCAGCCGCAGGCGTTCTCGACGGTGGCCTTGAAATATCCCGCGTGCTTGTGCCCAAGCCCCTGATCTTCTCGACGAAAGCGGAGCGCGTGCTCGACCTCGTGAGCCGGGATGTCGAAGAGCACCAGGAGGTTCGCGATAGCGAGGTCGATAGAGCTTTCGCTGGTGTCACCGAGACCGTCCGCACTCCCGTTCCACCGTGTGGATAGAAGATCCCAAGACGCTTGGGCCTTTGCCGATAGCTTCGCTGGCATCTTTGCGAGAAGGCGCTCCACGTTGGGCGGAAACACACCGTCGAACGGCGTCTGGTCGTAACGCTTCGGCTCGGCCTGTTGAAGCAGCGACGCACCTCGGAGCTCGAAGAGATCCTCGAAGTCCGTGAAGTCGTAAAGAAGGTCGGCGTCTAGTCGTTCGATGACGCAAGGCGCTTTCTTTCGCCCGAGGCTTCGTTTCTTACCGTTGGGCCAATTGATCGTGCCGGGCACGCGCATGATCCGGGCAGGGTCGACGGCGTTGGCATCGGCCCCGAGCACGTCTGCCATGCCTCGTTCCACGCAGTGTAGAAGTCGCTTCGCCTCTTCCGAGTGAAGCAGCAGCGGCTTCTCAAGGAACCAGTACAGGTGAACGCCACCACCTGAACGAACCGACATGCTTGGCGGGTACGGGAAGTCTTCGAGCGCCATGCGCAACGCTTCGAGATCGCCCTCGAAGTTCTCGGTGTCGAAATCGAAGTCGAGCCACAGGGTGCGGAGCGTGGAGAGGTGGGCTGCGTCGCCCTGCCCGTCCCTGCGTGTGGCCATGCCCGCGTAGACGTTTCGTCCTTCGCCGTGTTTCTCGATAAACGCGATTGCCTCATCGGGGCTAGAGAAGAAGTCGCGAAGTGGTTGCTCCGATTCCGCGAGCAGCCGTAGTTCTATCTGCGAGTGTTCGCTGGGACGGTGCAGCAGGGAGAAGAACGTCTGTCGGTCTTGCGTGTGGGGGGCCGTCATGGTCGGTCCACCACCACAGAGAAATCTCGGTACGTGATCGGGTTGCCACCCGGCCCGCTCTGCTTCGCTACGCGATCCTTTTTCCGCTGGATCAAAAGCGTCTCGCCGGGCTGCGGATCAAGCTCTTCGAGTTTCGTTCGCAGCACCTTGTAGAAAGCCCAAACCGCGAGACGTGTTCCGGCTTCGTTCTCGATGATCGCGATGCG